ATCCAACCTCAAGGACGCATATGAAATTATGCTGAATGAGATTGGACGAAGTGCGTCTGACGAGATAAAGGGAGCAGTAGATAGTATCGCACGAATGATAAGAAACTATGAGGAGACTGGAAGAACAATCCTTGAACTTGTGGCTGCTTATGGCGTGTATAGAACTGCGTTGTTTCTCACTACAAAACTTCAGAAGACCTTTGCTAGGAATCTTGTCCTGTTAAGGAAGGAACTGAGTTTGACAAAAAGACTGATGGCAATAAATCCATACACGGCAATAGCGGCAGGTGTGACGGGAGCCATTGGTTTGTTTTACAAACTGGGCAAGGAGATGCACGGCCAGTCAGTCATATTTGAATCTCTGAATGAGTCTCAGGAGAAATTCCAGATTGAGTTGAATAAAGAAATTGCAGCACTGGATGTATTAAAAGCCAAACTTGAGTTAGCTGACAAAGGCACAAAGGAATATAACGATGCCATCAGTGCCATACAAAAAGACTATGCTCCATATGTGGAACAGCTCAGAGAGGAAGGGGCGCAGATTGATACTCTTACCGGACTTTACGACAACCTTAAAAGAAAGATAGAGGAGGCTGCTCATGCGCGTTTTGTTGCATATGCTAGGCAAGATATAGACGAGGCTTATACGCAGCAGTTGTCGGGCTTGATGAAAGGCACTGAGGGTTATGCGCGAAGTAACCTGAAGGATTTGGTGGAAGACCTTAACTTGACACAAGCGGAAGAGGCTGTTTTGCGAATGTACATTACTGGAGTTACATCGTGGGAGGAGCTGTCCGAGAAATATTCAGAGCTTGCGCAGAAGATAACCGACAATCGCAATCGAGTATCCTTGGGTTCTGGCGATACGGGGCCAATGCAGGCAAAAAAATATCTTGATATGCTGAAATCAATGGCAGGTAGTCTTACTGAAGATTACCAAAATGCCATAGCTACAATCGAGGAGTTTGCTGTAGTTGTAACGCGAACAAATAATGAGGCCGCTCAGTCAACATCGAAGTTTGTTGAAACCGTGCAAAGTACACTCATGAAATTGGGAGCGACAAAAGACAATGTGGGTATTTTCAGCGGTTTATGGGTAGATGACACCACCAACTATTACGATTACCTTGAAAGGATACGAAAGGAATACAAGGCAATTCAGCAGAAGATACAGGATGTAGGAACCACTCAGAGGGGCAATCTCCCGGATCTTGAAAAACAAAAAGAGGCAATCGAAGCAATATCAAAGGCTCTTGGCATTTCTCTTTCTACAGAAGGGGGTGGAGGCGGCACCAAGTCTAAGGCTCAGGAAAGGCTTGAGGCTCAGATAGAACTTGTCAAGAAATTGCAGAGGGCTTATGAGCAGCTGCGACCATATGTAGATGACAGCACGGTGAAGGGGCTTCTTTCAAAGTACTTCCCAGAAGCGAAGAAAGAGTGGATTGACTCTCTGGACTTTGAGTCAGTATTGAACTCTCTTGCAGACAAACTCGAGAGGTACGACAAGGAGGCGGCTAACTCTTTGAGAGGCTTTATAAGAGACGAGAAGATTGCAGATGAAGTAAAGGCACTTGAGGAACTTGACAAGAAGTACAAGGAATCTGCTGATGCCGCAAAGAAATATTTTGAGGCCATCCGTAAGTGGCAGACATCCGACTTCGGCATAGAGGGAGAAGGAGTAGCATTCGACATCGGCAAGATAGCAAACCAGTTGTCGACCAAGGTCAACGAGATTGACCTTGAGGCGAAGAAGATAACCGAAACCTTCAACAAGATAGACCTCAAGGACACCAAAGCGGTCGAGGCCATAAAAAACACTTTTGAAAAGGAGTTTGGTGAAGGAACATGGGATGCGTTCTATGATGAGTTCGTATCCAAAGGAGAAGCTGCGATTGAAGATTTCGCTAAAAAGCAGACTGACTACGAGAGGAAGCTCGCGCAGGAAAGACTAAATGATATAGCCAAGAAATATGTCAACGAATCCCTTGAGGGCATAGACATGTCACACTGGGGGGACAAGACATTAGGCCAGATAGATGCAATCAGACAGCAGCTCATGGATCTCATGAGTAAGGACATCGAATTGCCGGAGTCTACAATCACAAAACTCAAAGACCTCGGATTGTCTACCGAGGAGCTGAAGATAAAGATAGCCGAACTCTTTGGACTGAAGCTGGAGAACGTCACTACGGAGAAATTCAAGGCACTTTCCAAGGTCATCAATGACGTGGCAGGGATGGCAAAGTCTCTTGGTGAGGAGTTGGAGGAATTGGGAGACACATTGGGCAACGACATGGTCTCAAACATAGGAAAGTCTCTTCAGGTCTTTGAAGAACTGACGAAGATACTTACTGAATGCGATTCTCTCATGCAGGCCGTGGCGAAAGCGTCTTCCGACTCTTCCGATGAGACTGAAGAAGCAGCGAAGAGTACCGAAAAGGCCGCAGAGGGGATGGAAAACATTGCCAAGTCTTCCGACTGGGTTACAATGGCCCTCAAGTTAGTGATAAGTGTCTTCAGCAAGGTGGTAGATGGAATTACCGAATCGCAGAAGGCACTTCAGGAGGCGAGGGAGGCTGCAATAGAGTACGCCAATGCGCTGAAGCAGTTGGAGTACGAAACCATGAGGCAATCCTATGAGTCTATCTTCGGAACTGATGATTACAAGCAGGCTATCGCATCATTTGAGAAGGCAAAGGAATACCGCAAGTCCATATATGAAGCGATAAGAGTATTCCGAGAGCAGGTCGCTTTTCAGAATTCGGGTGCATTGCAGGCATTTGATTCGTTGTCAGAGGGCAAGACAGCAGAGGAGATAGATGCTCTTGAGAGGCTGCTGGGAATAGGTGAAATCATCGTGGATGCTAGAACAGAGTGGCAGCAGTGCTGGGGAACCGGGGATGATTTGATTCAGAAGTTCAACATCAACGACTTCTTGGATGAGGAGGGCATGCTTGATGGAGACAAGCTCAGTGAATGGATGAAGGCCAATAGCGAGCATATCTCGGAATACAATCAGAACAGGTTGAACGAAATGCTCAAGGATTACGAACTGTATATCCAGGCAGTAGAAGATGCTGAGTCTTATCTTCGAGATGTTTACGATAGTTCTGCTGATGGAATGGCCGATGCCTACATCGAAGCATTCAAAGCTACAGGCGAGGCGGCACTTGACTATGCGGACATTATGGATGAGGTGGCAACAAACATTGCAAAATCACTTGTAAAGTCCATGATTCTCGATGAGATAGTAAGCCCGGAAAAGATAAAGGAAATGTCCGCTTTGCTATTTGCCGGAGACGAGGCGGGAGCAATGGAGATTCTAGATGAGGCTATGCAGGCGGCACAGTACATTGCCCCAAGGATACAGGCATTGCTTGAGAGCATGCAGCCATACTTCAAGATGGAGGACGAAGACAAGCAGAGTCTGAGTGATGGAATCAAGGGAATCACCGAGGACACGGCAAACCTTCTTGCTTCCTACCTCAATGCCATCCGAGCAGATGTATCTTACTCAAAGACTCTCTGGGAGAGGATGGATGCCGCCACACAGCAGATTGCGACTGTCCTTGCAGGGTTCTCCGCTCCTACCCTGATAGACTATCAGAAGAGGATTGAAGCGAACACCTACAACATTCAGATGTACACCAGTCAGATTCTCCTGGAATTGCAGAGTGTGATAACCTCAGACGGAGGTGGCGGCTCTGCTGTAAGAATCCTGTCATAACAATGTGAAAGAATGTGAAATATTTATTTCATATTCTTTCACTTTTATAATCATATTTGCAAGGAGATGGTACTAATTCCAAAAATAGTTGACTATAAGCCGTTCTATATTCAGACATCGGCTGACTCACAGGCAAGGGACACAACCGAATGGGGACTCATTGCCAAGGTCAATCCGTACCCTTTGCTCCCCGATCCCAAAGAGCCATACAAGAACGAATGGAACGATGAGAATGGGGATGATGAGTACTGCGAGCAGATGTTCTACGAGTCCATAGAGTTTACCGTATCATTCTGCATCATAGCAATGGATTCTGCCGAGGAAAGGGCGGAGGAAATAATCCGTGAGAAGGTGGAGTCCTTCTTTTCAGCAATTAGATCCGGTCAGTTCAAGATATTCGACTCTTATAACGGCATAGGCAGGCAGAAGGTAAGATATGCCGGATATTCGGAAGAGAAGTTCATAAAGCGAGCAGACAAGGCAAGAGCAATATTTGACATCAGGTTCAAGGCAAACGACCCGGTGACACGCATGGTTCTGCGTGAGGGTTCTATAGTGGAGGAACAGTAATGGCAAGATTTACGATATACTCTAAAGATTCTCAGTCGAAAAGATATTCGGGAGAACCGCAGTACCACGGATCGTACATGGGCGTGGACTATGTGGAGTTCCGTTCCGTATCCTCCCCTATCCTGATTCCTTGGGAGATCGGTGACTACGTTGATTACAGCAGAACCGGACTGAGATACAAACTCTACAGTCTTCCTATGCCGAAGAAGGTAGGGCGAGCAGGCCCATATGGTGCTTCCTTTGAGTACTCAAATGTGCAGTTATATGCTGCAACCAAGGAACTGGAGATTGCTCCTTTCAGAGACTTGGTAACTGACGACAATAGGATTCACTTCTCTACCAGGCCCGAGGTTGCCACATACGAGGATGTACATGGCATAGCGAGAAGGATTCAGGCGTGCATGGATGAC